GGGGGGATTTTTTTACCCAAAATTTAGGAATCCATAATGAAGATAAGCAAAGACCAATGGGCAGAGCTCGAAGAGAAAATGACTTATGGCTATGTCGATATCAAATTTAAGTACAAAGGCTTTGAGCTATCGATTCAGCGTGTAAGAACCTCTGAAAGCAAGTCAGTTCTGGTCGTTTACATTAACGGTAGCTACAAACTCAGTTGGGGGTTAATCGATAGAGAAAGCGAAGGCCGCCCTTCAATTCTTACTGAGGTTTGGAAGCAACGCTCAATGGCGATATACAAACCCAAAGAGATTAAGGAAATCGAAAAGGTTTGGGGCAAGCGTCAAGCTAAAAAGGACTTTCCTAATCTCCATGGTCGCCATACCTGGTATGATCCTGCTTTCCCTAAAGCCTCCGTTCTCTGCCGTCAGTTTAAAAAGCTAGAAGGTTTGGAGCTTGTTGAAGACTCTGGATTTATTGAGGGGGGAGCATGAACCAACGTAACCGCCTTATTCAAATCATCCATGTCGCCAAATGCGAGCTGACTCTGGAAGATGATGTTTATCGCCTGCTGCTGGAAAGCGAAACGGGCAAAACCTCTTGCAGCAAAATGAACATCAAAGAGCTTGAACAAGTACTTTCGGCACTAGAGGTCAAAGGATTTAAACGAAAGGCAAACAGCAGTAAAAAGGCATTTAAACGCCGTTTAAGCCCTAAGTCGGGCAAGTCGAAAAACACCATTATTGATAAGTGCCGTGCCATTTGGATCTCGATGGCTATCCATGGCTTTGTACGTGACCGTTCTGAGAGTGCGCTGGATAAATACACTCAGCGCATCCTTAAAAATCAGAAAGATAAAGTGGATTGCATTGCCTGGTGTGATGAAGACCAAGCCACACAGGTGCTAGAGGCGCTAAAGCGTTGGCACCGTCGTGTCATGATTGACGAGATGAAAGACAAAGGTTGGACCGTACCGTGGAATGAGCGCACCAATAAACCCATGGGTTATGACGCTATTGCCGAGCATTACAACTGGATGCTGAATGTACGCAAGGAGGCCGAGTGAGCAATTTGAATCGCAAAGCCAAGGAGCTTATTAAGCACGTTCGAACCCATGGCAGTAAAACGGAGGAAGAAGCGATAGCTTACCTTGATCGGCATTGTGGAGATTGGCGAAACACACCATTACCAAGGGCCAAAAGAATAAAATCATTAGGTACAGGGGAGGTTGAATGAAGTTATCGAGATGTCCTGTCTGTCACGCCAACTTGAACTTAGAAGCATTAGTTCAGGATGAAGCAGGTCGAGAGCTTTTGGGAGAGGTGGCAAAGTTGCCTGATTTTGTCGCCAAACCTATGTTGAGTTACTTGGGGCTGTTTCGTCCGGCCAAGCAGGATTTATCCAATGCGCGAGCGGTGAAGCTGTTGCGAGAAGTCTTGGAGAAGTATCTAGCAGACCACGTTCTGGCGTCGGCCTTAGCGGAAACGGTAAGCAAGATTCATGAAAAGCGTTCTAGCTATAGCGATTCAAAACCCTTGGCAAACCACAATTACCTGAAGCAGGTCTATCAGTCTGCTGCTACGCGCCTTGGTGGCTCGCCTGACGGCAAGCAAATAGGGCAGCAAGTTAATCAGCCAAAAGATGATGGTTCAGCCTGGTACTTTGAACAGGCCGAACGCATGATCAAGGCAGGGCAAGACCCGTTAGGGAAAGAAAGCTCTATAGCGAGTCGATTGAAAGAACTTGACTGGCAACCTTAAAAATTCATCTACCTTTTACTCAAGCCACTCTTCGGAGTGGTTTTTTTGTGGTTGAATTCTTGTTTTCTCGGAACACGTTCTCTTGTCAGACTTAAATCAGTTACTATGCATTTGGTTACTATTCAAATGGATGTGTTTTAATGAAAAAGTCAATATTACTTTTGCCTGTATTCTTATCTGCCTGTGCAACCTCACCAAGCGTTCATTGGGTCGCAGATAGTTCAGTTGACGAGTTTACCGATGAATCTCGATGTAAAGTGACAGTGGGCTCTGTCTATACAGGTAATAGTGTTTACTCTGAGGTTGGTAAGCTATATCCATTTGTTGAGCAAGTGGACGGAGAACTGCGAGTTGGTGTTATGAGCGGCGGGAAATACCAAGTTCCGGTTGGCACAGTACAACTGCGAGTTGATAGCAACAAAGCTTGGACAATCACCAATGCAGAGACGCCAGTAGACAAGAGTCTCGACTTCACATCGATGAGCAGCTATTACGAAAACCTGCCTGAAGACCAACAACAAATTGTTAAGTCCGCTATCGAGACTTCAAAACAGGCAACTAACCAAATGTTCCAGCCTTATACCGCGACTACTGGCGACAAAGCCAGAGCAATTCTCAATGAAATGCTGCAAGGCAAAACAATAATTTACCGCTCTGAAGGTGTGACAAACTCAGGCACAACTGGAAAGTATGAGTTGGATGAGTCACTGAAGGCTGCTTTGAAGCAATGCAAAATCTCAGTCTAGAGGTTTTGGGTAATCAATAAAAAATCCGGGCTAGTGAAACGCTGCAGCGCTTAATATTACAAAGCGTTACAGCTTTCTAGTACCTGCAAGGTTTTTTTAATGATGACTCTGATATTCCATCGCTTGTTTGAAAGCGCCATTTCGAATGAGCTTCATTGAGGTTGCGAACTTTCTCCCAACTGGGGTAAGTGTTAACACCGTATCTACATTAATCTTATCTCTACCATTATTTGTTTGGGTATAAGTTGGATTGATAGCTCCACTGACAACTAACTCCTCAACAATTTGTGTAACATTGTCTTGAGATAAGTGCTTCAGACTGGGCAAGTAATCCAGATTTTTAATTTCGTCTGAAAGTCCTGATAACGTTACACGTTTGCTTGGTCCTTGAGTCGGAGATAGTTCATTCAGAGCTAGGATGATATCTCGCTGTTCTGACGTCTTTGCCACAAAAGAAACAAACAAGTCGCTATAAGGAAGTAAACTTTCAAGTCCCTTCGAGAAACCAAGCGTACAAAATAACGCTGCACAATTTGATTGGGAATACATGAATTGTTGTTGAGATTCCCTTAATTGCTTTTGATTCTCTTGTAGCTGCTTCGTGAAAGTTTCTAGAAGTTCAAAGCGTTCATTCTTTAGTTCCAGTGAATCTTTTTGGCTAAGGAATTGCTTGGAATCGAAATATTGTGCAATGAGGTTTCTAACGTACAACGAAAAATCATAAAAGGCTGAAGCAACAATAGATAAAATTGGATATGCAATTGAAATTAGCATTGCAGATAGAAGCGGGCCAAGCACATAAAAAACTGCATGCGGTTCACTACCAAACATTGATGCTTGAGAGATATTTTTCTCAATGTATGAGATTTTTTTATACACATCATCTTCGGAAAGAAAAAGAACCAGAATGTCATTCCAGTGTCCGAAAGCAAAGCAAGCAAAGAATATCCACAAAAATGGGCTTGTTGCTCTTTCATAGATGTACGTTGTAAAGCTCTTTAGTATATCGCCGTAATTCATTTCTATTCCTAAGATGAAAAGCGTAATTGCACTTAAACTTGTAACATATCACTTCGCCCAGTTTGGCACTAATACTTAGCTCAGTTTTTATATGAGTGGTTGATAATCAAAAGTAAAAGAAGATGATCTTTTTCTGGCAAACTTCCTCTTGAGGATCATTTTCACTGTTTCATACTTCCCATATGAAGTGGGAGGGTGTGAAGATGGCTCAACGAGAAATGTTCAGTGACGAAGAAATCGATAGCAAGGTGCTAGACCATATTGGTGATTTACCAGAAGGCAGTGCAGCTTGGCCTGCAATGCTATTGGAACTGCATGGTGTGGTTGCCAACGAGCTAAAGCAAGCTGGTATCGAAACCCCTGACTTACCGTTAAAAGTGGTGATGAGCATTGGCGAGTACATGGGCGGCATGCAGGTGTACTTGCCACGCGGTGACAAACTCAAACAGCAAATCCGCGATATGGAGATTTTCAACGAGTTCAATGGCCGCAACGTTCCCCAGTTAGCCAAACGTCACCACCTGACCAGCAAAACCATCTACGAAATCATTGCCAGGATGAGACAAGTAGAAATCCAGCGCCGCCAATTCAGCCTATTTGAATAATCAACGCCTCCAACTCTGGGGGCGTTTTTTTTACCTGATCTTTTTTCAACTCTCCATTGTTGCGGGTGAATTCCTGCTCCCCACCAACCCAAATCAAAATGTTCATAACAATCAACGGAATCTATGCAATTCGTGAGGATATGAGCATGCCAGAAAGCCCACAAACTTTAGTTCTTCACCGTCGAGGCTTTGAACACGGCACCTTTGGTGTGCTGTGTGATGAGTTCGGTAATGAAATCTGCAAAACCATCGAGCGCCCGTGGAAGGACAACGCGCCTATGATTTCTTGCATTCCTGATGGTCACTACGACCTGGTGCCTCACCAGAGTCCGAAGTTTGGCAAGTGCTACGCCCTAGATGGCGAAGAGCAAGGCGTCACTATCTGGGGACCATCTCAACGCACTCACATTCTTATCCATGTGGCGAACCGTGTGGACCAACTGCAGGGCTGTATCGGTGTGGGCTTTGATTTCGGAGTCCTTAAAGACAAACAAGGCCGCAATCAATGGGCAGTACTCGATTCTCGCTCAGCCTTCAATCATCTCATGCACAAGCTCGGTGGCAAGCCAGCCAAGCTGATCATTAAGTCGTAGGTGCAACATGGGGCGCAATTGGGATTGGTCATATCAACGTGGGCGAGAAAAACGGCTAGAAGCCGAAGAACAGGCTCAACACAACGTTGCTGTGCCATCGAGTCCACCGTTACACAGTCACGATGCCACCTTGCAATCCTATTTTAATCGCGGCTGGAAGAGTATTACGTCAGCCGACATTCACATCCATCTGGGCCTGGTGAAAGCACCTAGTTCGGCCAGCCCGTTAGAGAAACTCAGGGAGATACGCTCATGTCACTTTCAACAATAGCTGCACTGGCTTTACAGGTCGGCCCTGCTGCCATTCGTGGCATTTCTGCGTTACTTGGCGGCAACACCGCTGCAGATAAAGTTGCGGATGCTGTGGAAGTTGCTCATCGAGAGTTCACAAGCAAAGACGCCAAACAGGCTGCGGTAAACCATGTTCTAGAAGCACTACCACCGGAGCAAAAAATAGAACTCGAAACACTTCGAGTTCAGCTTGAAAAAGAGCTCACCGAACGTGCTCGCATCGCAGCCCAAGACCGCCAAGCCGAACAGCATGAAACCCAAGAAACCATTCGAAAGGGAGACACGGCGACAGACAAAGTCGTGCGTTGGTCGCGTCCACTGATGGCACTCGTCAGTTGTGGCTCGGCGAGCTATTACCTGATCACGACTCCATCACCTGACTTAACTGTTGCCTCGCTACTTCTTGGCTTAGCTGTGACTTACATGGGCTTACGCCACCGTGAGAAAGATAAAGGACTGGCTCAATGAGTGATTGGATCGACAAGTCGGTCGAGAAGCAACACAGCGAGTTAGAGCGGTGTATCAGTAACGCGAGAACGCAGCGTGGTCGGGGCATTCAAAAGAAAATTGCGGATGTAGTGATTTGCGCTGAATGCCTGGAGCCAATCCCGAAAGCGCGATTAGCCATTAAACCGGATGCGACGCACTGCGTGGAATGCTTGGCTGAAATGGAGGCACCGTGAAGCCTGAATCGTTGGAGCTAATCCGAACCTTTACCCCTTGGGTGATGAGTGGCATCACGCTTGGCTGGATCATCGTGGTGTTTGTGCTCAAAAAGACTTACGCCAAAACCGAAGACCTGATTGCCGTCAGGCAGGAAATGACAGCCATGCACGCGAAAGTGGATGCCTTACCTGGTCATGAAGAAGTAACCCAGCTGCGCATCGAGCTCTCTGATGCAAAGGCAGAAATCCGAGAACTCAGGGCTGAGCTTAAACCCGTTAACCATCTGGCTCAGTTGCTACTCGAAAACGAACTAAAGGAAAGAAACAATGGCAATGCCTGAACTTCTGCAGCAAGACCGACGGTTGGTGATGCTGCGTATTCTCAATGAATCAGTGGGCTACACCGCCAACGATAGTGTGCTCGACCACAGCTTAGATGCGTATGGTCACCTAGTCAGTCGTGACACCGTTCGCGCTGAAATCTACTGGCTCGAAGAGCAAGGCTTAATCTCTACCAAAGACATCAATGGCACCTTAGTCGCTACTATCAAACAGCGTGGGATTGATATTGCCACTGGGCAAGCGGTTCATCCTGGTGTGAAACGTCCAAGCCCATAAACAGTAGGTGTGTCTATGTCAGAACCAATGAAGATTTACTTGTTGTGGGTGGCGTCTTATAGCGCGTTCCAATACGTGAAGTTTCGTTATTACATCCGTTGTCGCCCGATTATTCGCCCGGCGTTGTCATCGTTTACTCGTCGTTTAAGAGGGCTTTATGAGCGATTCAAAGAAACACACTAAGCACCGCGTCAGTAAAATTGACCAATTGCCGGATGACCTTAAAAGTCAGTTAAACATGCTGTTGCGTGATGGCCGAATGAGTCAGGAGCGTATCCGTACGCTGATTAATGATGAAATCGACCAGAAAGGATTATCCGAAGACCCTGAGTACATCAAGCGCAATGCGATGAGCCGCTATGCCCAGTCCTTTCGCAAAGGGATGGAGCGTTACGCCCAGGCGCAAGAGCTAACCAAGCAGTGGGTAGGTCAGTTTGGTGAGATGCCACAAACCGATATTTCACGCGCTTTGATTGAGATCGGTAAGTCACACATCTTTGAATTCCAGATGGACAAGCTTGAGGAAAATAAACCTATCGATCCTAAAACGATGGGGCAGCTGGCACTCGCGATTAAACGTCTGCAAGAAGCACAAACGGGTAGCGTGAAGTTAGAGCAGGAGATTCGCAAGCAAGCCTTTACAGAAGCAGCTGATAAAGCGGAGGCGGTAGCGAAGAAAGCAGGCTTAACGTCGGATACCGTCAAGATGCTCAAAGCAGAGCTACTGGGGATTAGCTGATGGGAGCGCTTGATCTCAAATCCATCTCACAAGATGAGCTCGTCGCTTTTGATAAAGATGAGCTGTTGCTTGGTTATCAAAAACGATGGATTGCCGATGACTCGGTACTCAAGATCGCGGAGAAGTCACGCCGTACAGGTTTAACTTTTGCGGAAGCGGCAGATTCGGCATTAACGGCAGGTACAAGCAAGACCGATGGTGGCTCTAACGTCTTTTACGTTGGCTCGAATAAAGAGATGGCGCGTGAGTTCATTGATGCTGTCGCCATGTGGGCCAAGATGTTCGATAAAGCCGCAGGCGAAGTACAAGAAGACATTCTGAATGATGAAGATAAAGACATCCTCACCTTTGTTGTCTACTTCGAATCGGGCTTTAAGGTTCAGGCGCTATCAAGTAACCCATCCAACCTGCGTGGTATGCAGGGTACCGTTATTATCGATGAAGCAGCGTTCCATGATCGCTTAGCCGAAGTGTTAAAAGCCGCACTGGCTCTGACCATGTGGGGCGCGAAGGTACGTTTAATTTCCACCCATAATGGCGTGGACAACTTATTTAACCAACTTATCCAAGACAGCCGAGCAGGGAAAAAGCGCTATAGCGTGCACACCATCACGCTAGATGATGCCTGTGCGGAAGGCTTGTATCAGCGTATTTGTCAGATCCAAAAGGTTGAGTGGACCCAAGAAAAAGAAGACGAGTGGAAAGCGAACCTACTCAAAGATACCGCCACTGAAGATGATGCGCTCGAAGAGTATTACTGTGTGCCGAAAGCCTCCAGTGGGCAGTACGTGCCTATCGTTCTTATCGATGCTGCAATGAAAAGCGGTGCAACTTGCCTTGAAATTGAAGCACCCAAGAACTTCATGGAGTGGCCAGAGAGTGCGCGAAACCTCTTTGTGCAGCATTGGTGTGAAACCGTCTTACAGCCAGAACTGGACAAGCTCAATCCCCAGCATCGTTTCTCGTTTGGGGAAGACTTTGCACGCCGTGGTGACCTTTCGATTTTTGTGCCACTGGGTGAGCGTCGTGACCTGACCAAATACGTCCCTTTCTATGTTGAGCTGCGCAACATGACCTATGACGCTCAGCGTCAGGTGATGTTCTATCTGTTGGATCGTCTGCCTCGTAAGCGGGGTATGGCCTACGATGCGACGGGTAACGGTGGCTATTTGGCAGAAGCCGCGGCACTTCGCTACGGGACAGAGATGGTTGACCAGGTCTCACTCAATGACCCTTGGTATCGAGAGTGGATGCCGAAACTGAAAGCCGAATTCGAGAGTCAGAACCTAGACCTGCCACGCAATGAAGATGTCAAAGGCGACCTTTGCCATATCCAGGTGGTGAACGGTGTGCCGAAAATCGACAAAGGCAAGACCAAAGGCCAAGACAGTAAGCAGCGCCACGGTGACTTTGCAGTAGCGCTTGCCATGGCCGTTCGCGCCAGCTGGATGGAAGGCAGTGCCATTGAATTTACTCCCATTCCCAATTCTAACGACGATGATTATGACGACTACCATGCCTTTGAGCGTGGTGCCTGGTAGCAAACAGGCAAGGAATACTTATGGCTAAACGACAATCAAATATCGTGGACTTATGGGGCCGTCCTATTGAGATGGATGTGCTTGATGAGCCACAAACCAAAACAGACGCAAAGTTGGCAACGCTGCATCGAGAATTTGCTGACCATCCATCTTCTGGTTTAACACCGGCTAAACTGGCTCGACTGATGCGTGATGCCGAGCAAGGTGATTTAAAAGCGCAGTGTGAACTTGCTGAAGATATGGAAGAGAAAGACGCCCATATCCAAAGTGAGTTAGGTAAGCGTCGTATGGCACTGCAGGGCATGGACTGGAACATCAAACCGCCCCGTAACGCTACAGCCCAAGAAAAAGCCGATGCCGAATTGATTCAGGAAATCTTGGAAGATGCGACCTGGCTGGACGATGCCATTTTTGATCTGAGTGACGCGACCTTAAAAAGCTTTTCCAACATTGAGCTGGATTGGGAATATGAAGGTGGGGTGCACTATATCCAAAACGTGCATCATCGCGATCCTTCCTGGTTCAAAACGCACCCTGACGACCGTAACCAACTACGTTTACGTGATGGCAGTCATGAAGGTGCTGAGCTGCAGCCGTTTGGCTGGATACGCCATACCGCCAAAGCAAAATCAGGCTATCTCACTCGCCGTGGTTTGGTGCGTGTTTTAGCTTGGCCGTTCCTGTTTAAGAACTACAGTGTGCGCGATTTGGCTGAGTTCCTTGAGATTTATGGTTTACCAATCCGTCTGGGTAAATACCCAGAGGGTGCGACCGAGCAAGAAAAAGCCACGCTGATGCGTGCGGTCATGAGCATTGGCCATAATGCTGGTGGCATCATTCCTAAAGGCATGGATATTGATTTCCAAAATGCGGCAGATGGGCAATCTGATCCGTTTATGGCGATGATAAGTTGGTGTGAGAAATCGCAATCGAAAGCGATTCTAGGTGGTACGTTGACCTCTCAGGCCGACGGCAAAGCCAGCACCAATGCGCTGGGTAATGTGCACAATGAAGTAAGAGAAGAGATCCGTGATTTTGATTTAACCAGACTCGCGGCCACGCTGACACGTGATGTGGTGTATCCACTTTATGCGCTGAACGGTAAAAGCTATCAGCACCAGCGTCGTACGCCTCGCTTCGAGTTTGACCTAACCGAAGCGGAAGACCTGAAGCATCTATCCGATTCGTTGCCTGGCTTGGTTGGTCTTGGTATGCGAGTCCCTCTGCAGTGGGCGCACGATAAAACCCAAATCCCGATGGCGAAAGATGGCGAAGCAGTACTGAGCGCATCAGCATCGACACCACCAGATCCAAATGCTCCAGGCAAGGTCACAAATCAGGCCGCGCTAAAAGCTCAGTCAGATAAAGATGTGGTCGATGACCAGCTCGCCAATCTACACAGCCAGTCTGCAACGTTATTGGAGGGAATGATTGAGCCGGTGCGCGAGTTAGTCGAAAACGCCACGTCGCTCAAGCAGCTGCGCGACGACATCCTTGGCTTGCAAGGGCAAATCAGTATCGATGAGTTGGGTGAAATGATGGCACAGGCCATGGCCGCCGCAGAACTGGCTGGTATCAATGATGTTGAGGATGGGAAGTGATGAGAGGTTTTCGTCAGCGTAAGCTAGGTCGATTGGTCACAGCGCTATCCAATAACTGTAAGCACTATGGTGTCGTGCATCGTCACTACCAGCGAGCGCTCGATTTAGCGATTGATGAATTCAGAAATACACAAGCGCAATGCCATGGTCACAGCAGAACTTGGGAGGGTGGGAATTGATAGTTACTGAATGGACATTAGTCAATGTATTTCTATTGGGCATGTTACTTGGAATGGCCGCTGGTCTGTTAGGTGGCTTTGCTATCTGTAAAAAAGACAATGTGAATAAAGGTTATGGTCGGGATAGTTAACTACGGCTCGCTGCCATTCGAAGAGCAGATTGCCTACTTTCGCAATAAGGTCAACGTTCCCACTGAGCGTTGGGCTGACATGTGGAAGCAGGCCCATGACCGCAGCTTTATCGTTGCTGGTGCAATGAAAGATGATCTGCTGGCAGATTTTCGTTCAGCGGTCGATAAAGCCATTAGTGAAGGCAAGAGTTTAAACTGGTTTAAAAGCGAGTTTAAACACATTGTTGCCAAGCATGGATGGGAGCATAACGGCCATGCGAATTGGCGTAGCCAGGTCATTTATGAGACCAACCTTCGCCAAAGCTACACCGCTGGCCGTGAGCAACAAATCGAGCAAATTAAACATCGCCGTCCGTATGGCATCTATAAACATTCCGGCTCTGAGCACCCGCGCCACGATCACCTGTCCTGGAACAACATGGTGCTGCCGCTGGATGACCCATGGTGGAAGACGCATACACCAATCAACGGCTTTGGTTGTAAGTGCAAAAAGCTCACCGCCAGCAAGCGAACCTTGGAGCGCCTTGGTCTTGAAGTAAGCCAGGCACCAAAGATTGAGCATTATGATTGGGTGGATAAAGTCACTGGTGAAGTGCATCGAGTACCTAAAGGTGTTGATCCAGGCTTTGACTACACACCCAAATCCAGCGCAGAGTTAACCGAGAAGACCAAAACGCTCGTTCAGGCCAAGCCACCTCTGGAAGAGCGCTTACCAACGCGAGCGGTCGAAAGTGCTTTTTCTACCGTTAAAGGGGTTAATGCTTCGGAAATTAGCCGCGTTCTGGAACAAACAGCAAGCCCACAGCTCACTGCCTTTACTGAGTTTCTAAACAAGCATGAAGTCAAAACCTTGGTTCTCAAGCAGAGCGAGTTGACCGGAAAGGCAAAAGGCCGGGCACTCGTCGAGCCGATTGAAGAGTATCTGCAGTCGGGGCAAAGAGCACCAATCCTGAACTTCTTTCATCGCAATGCGACTCGTACCAATGGCTTTACCAGTAAGCACTGGAACCATGTGGTGGTGAAAGCAAAAAGCACCGATACGCTAAAGCGAGTCACAGCAGAGCAACTAAGAGAAGCCATGGAACGCGCTATGGCTCTAAGTGCAACAAGCCAGCAATACAGTTTGTCTACTATAGTGAAAGCGATGTATGGAGACTCGGCCAGAGTGGTGAATACCTGGGCGCATGAGATGGGCCACCAAATTCACTTTAAAGCCGGTTCACCTGCAGCGCCTGTCGCTTATGGCATTACTCAGTATTCCGAGCAGAATGAATTTGAATGGTTTGCGGAGCACTTTGTAGCATGGCTGTTTGCGCCAGAGGCACTGAATGACAGCTATCCAGAAATCTATAGCTTCATTACAGACACGGTTAATAAGGCGATTTAAAGTTACATTATGAAAATCTACGAACAAGCACTCGAACTCACCACACCGCCAGTGACTCTTGAAAACCTTCAGCAGTACGATGCGCTATTGTCTAAAGCAAAAGGCGAGGAGGCGGAACGCATTGGTGACCTATACACGGTATTGATTAGTCACGCTGACCCTGAGGTTTATGAGCAGTATGTTCTACTGTCGATGGGTGAAATGTAATGGCAGGTGTGAATTACACCCTCAAGTTTGAAGAGAAGGAAAAGCTGCAGCGTCGCTTTAATCAGCTTTTAAAGCAGGGCACCAGTCTGCAACCGGCCTTTCAAGACATTGGTGAAATGCTACTGCTCAGCCACGACCAACGCTTTCGCGATCAAGTTAGCCCAGAAGGTGAGCCGTGGGCTCCGCTATCACCCGACTACCAAGCCAGAAAGCCCAAACGCCAGAACGATATCCTAACCCTGAACAGTATCTTAAGTGGCAACCTCAGCTACATTGCCACCGGCTCGAACCTGTTCTTTGGTACTCCACAAGAATACGGCGCAATTCACCACTTCGGTGGCAGTGAAGATATGCGACCTGCCAATGCTGCCATTCCTGCCCGTCCCTGGTTAGGTGTGGACGATGACGATAAAGCCGAAATTTACGACATCCTGTCTGACTTTTTACTCCAAGACTAAAACTCGCTGTAAGCGATTCTAAGCGCGTTAACGGCGTAATTGGTGCAATGCCTCATGTGATGGCGGTTAAATTCAAAATAAACAATTTTAAACGGGGTTTAAACACACCTCGACTTTATAAGTGAGCATGGATTACCATTTTGGCTTAAACGTCAGACATGGATATAAAATGAAGAACTATTTCAAGTCACTATTTGAAGAGCAACCGGAAGAGCGTTTTTTTAGTCTAAAGCTTACCAAGGTAGTACTTTGGTCTTTTGGTATCGCGTTTGCCGTTACCTTTATGATCAGTTTGAACGAGTCGATAGCTCTAAAACCAAGCTTTACTAGTGATGGAGTTAATTATTTAGTATTTGAGCTTTTTAAAGCTCCAGTTGCCGTCGCGGGCTTTGCATTACCGATATTGGGTTTGATTGGTTTGAATCATCGTTCAGAACAGACCAAGAAACAAATCTCTGCAACTGGAGAGCAAAACCGATTTGCAAACTACTTTAAGCACTTAGAAGAATTCAAAAAGCACGTTGAAGGTTTGGAAGAACGAAAAAAGATAGATATGACTAAGATTCGCATGGTTCATGACACTCTATTTTCACGAGCTTATAAATTCGGTGATTATAAAATTGATAGTGAAGAGCTAGATATAGTATGTGACTTCTTAAGAGGTGCAGACGAATATTTGAAAGGTATAGAGACTGAAGATGACTATATTAAGTTGCCGGAAGAACTTACACATTTATATTCATCTCAGACCATGTTTGGCATGAAGAGTGTGATACGAAATGATATCGCAAGCTTTTCATCGTTAGATCTAGACCGCGTGGAGAGAATCAAAACCAACAAGAAGTTTATTTTAGATCTAGTAGAATTTGCGAAAATTTTGCGTTCTGTAATCGCCTTTTCAAATAATGTAGTTTGGGATAGCCGGCTGGGAACGTTAGCGGATAACATAACACTCAAATATCAAGCAGCAGAGCGTGAAATTGGAAGGCAATTTAAGTTAGAGCTGCGCCGCCAAGAGCTTGCCGAAACAGTAAAAACACTATATCCGGATATAAAATGAAGAACTATTTTAAGTCACTATCAGCAGAGCAACCAGATGTCAGGTTTTTTGGTTTAAGACTGGTCAGGTTTGTGAGCGCCATTTTTGGTGGCGTGTTTCTCTTTACGTTTCTGGTTACCTTGTTCGATACATCCACGTTAGATTGGAAGCTCGATGTGGAAGGGCTCAAGTTTTTCTTCCTAGACGCAATGAAAGTACCAGGAAGTATATTAGCGTTCTACTTGGCTGTTCTGGGGTTAATCGGGGCTAACCACCGTTCTGAGCAGACTAAGAAACAGATTGAAGAAGCTCGCGTACAAAATGACTTCGCCAATTATTACAAGCATCAAGAGGAATTCCTAAAGTATGTTGAGGAAATTAACCATAAGGGGCGTTTTATTAGCTCCAATATGAGGGCCTTGCATCAAACTTTATTTCCTAAAAGTAGAGTACGTGACTTTAGTGTTGGCTATAGGGAAATTCTAAATGTCGATAATTTGATTAACTCCTTCGTGAAGTCTGTGCCTTTACTATTCGATCCAGATGAACATGAATCTGCTCTCAAAGCATTGAATGATGTTAAAGTAATAATTTCACACGATTTCAATTTAAGAAATTCAAGTGCGGTTAAAGTCCATACTGTAATAGGAGATAACGACCCTTGGGGGGATGGTTCCTCTTTACATTTACATAAATTTATCGATGAGTTCGTAGATATGGTTAGCCATGTTGACGCTTTATTTAAGTTTGATCCAGATTACGTAGCCTCAGAAAAAATGTTCATTTTTTTCCTGACGAACTGGCTAGAAATAGAAGAAGTTGACTTTGGTAAAGCTGAAGGTGCGGAAGCTCAAAAGTATAAGCAACTATGCCACAAAATTGAGGCAGTTGAGTTGCACCCACCGCGGTGAATCTCAACTAACCCCGCATGCCCTTCACTATGGAGGGCATGAAAACACATACCTTTACACCTCACCCAATCGCACAAGCGGTACTCTCTGCCAGCAAGGGCAATGAGCCGTTAGCGGTACTGACTGCCGATTTATCAACGCATGATGATGGTTGGTATCAGTTGTTGCCAGCTGGCAAGTTCAATGCGCCTGATGGCCGACCTAGTGATACTGCAGACGGTCACTGGCATTTAGATGCTGATGGTGCACAAGCTTTTATCGCTGCGACCAAAGCACTTCGCGATAAAGTCCTGGTCGATTATGACCACCAAACCCTTTATGTCGAACAGACAGGCAAAAGAGCACCTGCAGCCGCTTGGCTAACCGCCTCTACCGATATTGAGTGGCGTGAAGGTCAAGGTATCTATATCCGTCCAGAATGGACATCCAAAGCCCAGTCGATGATTGACGAGAAAGAGTATGCGTTTCTCTCGGCAGTTTTCCCTTACGACAAATCGGGCAAACCTCTCTATTTACGCATGGCAGCCATTACCAACGATCCTGGTATTACCAAGATGGAGTCGGTCGCAGCGCTGGCAGCGGATTTCAATGTGCGTCTCTCTAAGAACGGAGTGGACGTAAATCTCTATGGCGAAACGGAGGATGCATTCGTGAACGAAGCACTCAAAAAGCTGTTAGCCCGACTGGGTATCACGGTCGACGGCGAACTCACTGACGAAATGGCAACGGCGGCGTTATCGGCCATCGATGCGCTGCAGACAAAAGCCGATAAGGTCGATGGTCTGGAAACACAAGTGGCAACCCTATCTGCCCAAGATGGCAAAGTCGATTTATCCAAGTTCGTACCTATTGATGCTTACAACGGCGTAGTCGGTGAGCTGGCAGTTTTAAAAGCGGATTCAGACCAAACCAGCATCACCTCGCTAATCGATACCGCCAAGCAAGATGGCAAAGTGGTTGAAGCAGAAATGGCATACCTCACTCAGTTTGGTGAGCAGCAAGGTGTTGCATCCCTTAAAGCGATGCTCGATGCGCGTCCAGCTATCGCGGCATTAAAAGCCACTCAAACCCAAGGCAAAAAGCCACCTCAAGATCAGGTCAATAAAGATGACCTAACCGAAACCGAACAGGCGGTGCTCAAAGCGACAGGCTTAACCAAAGAGCAGTACCTCGCCACCAAGCAAGAGGAAGCATAAATGAGCTCAGTTTTCGCACGTCGTTCAGGTTTAAAAGGTGCCTACCCACTAGCGGCAGCTGCCGTGGTGGCGGCCTGTTCTCCGGTGTTTCTTACAGCAGGCTTAGCTGTGCCGTTTGCTAGCGCAGATGGTACGTCCAAGTTTGCTGGTATCGCCACGTTTAACGCCGACAACAGTGCTGGCGCTGATGGTGCATTAAAAGTCGAAGTCGAGAAGCAACAAATCGCATTGCTTAACTCAGGTGACATTGATGACAGCCACGTTGGCACCACAGTGTACTTCAGCGCAGAAAACAGCGTGTCCATTGATGATTCTGCTGCATCTCGCCCAACAGCGGGTGTGCTGAGTGAAGTCGATGGCGATTTGGTGTGGGTGCAACCTGCAGTGGTATAGCGCTTAACGCGTGATCCTTTAGTGAATTAGTTCTCAGGAGAGAAAGATGAAAACAAGCGGAGCGAATCTCGGCGTTCTCTATACGGCGGTAAAGACCAACTTCCAGATTGGTCGACAAACCTATACCCAACTTTGGCCAAAAATCGCCACGTTAGTGCCGTCAACCACAGCCGTGGAAACTTATGCCTGGCTAGGTGAATTTACCCGCCTGCGTGAGTGGATTGGTGAGCGTCAAATCAACCGTATGAAAGCGCATGGCTACACCTTGGCGAACAAAAAGTTCGAAGGTACAGAAGCCATTGGTCGTGAGTACGTCGAAGACGATACCTATGGCGTGTTGATGCCGAAGTTCCAGGACATGGGCTACGCAGCAGCGACGCACCCAGACGAAATGACCTTTGCATTGCTGTTGGCTGGTTTTGACAACCTATGTTACGACGGTCAGAACTTCTTCGACACTGACCACCCAGTCGGTGATGAAGGTCAAGAAGCTTCAGTATCTAACATGCAGGCAGGCGCTGGAGAGGCATGGTTCCTGTTGGATACTACGCGCCCACTTAAACCGCTGATTTATCAGCAGCGCAAAGACTACAACCTGAATAACAAGACTGATGCTTCCAACAGTGATCACGTCTACATGATGGATGAGTTCCTGTACGGCGTTGATGCTCGTGGCAACTGGGGCTTTGGTTTCTGGCAGCAGGCGTTTGCCTCTAAAGCGGATTTAACCGATGCGAACTTCGATACCGCAATGGAAACCATGATGGGCTTTAAGTCCGACAAAGGTCGTCCTCTGGGCATCATGCCGAACCTGTTGATTGTTGGTCCATCGAATCGCAGCGCGGCGAAGAAAGTCGTCGAAGCGGAAAACAAAGCACAGGGTGAAAGCAACACCAACTTCAAAGCGGTGGAAGTGCTTGTGGTGCCTTGGTTGCCGTAAGTCAGATTTAAGCTGGCTTAGTCACCTTTGCCAGCTTTCCTTTTGTCATTGAATTATGGAGAGCTTATGTCATGGCTGAAAAAACTCTTATCGCCTCTTTGGTTAGTGTCATTTGTCACGCGCATACAGGCTATCGCCGTGCAGGCATGGCGTTTTCTAAAGGGGAAAACACACTCAAACCTGATTCCATTACCCAAACTCAATTGGCTCAGCTTAAAGCCGATCCACGACTTAAAGTCACAGTGGCTGAAAGTACGCTTTCAAGTACCACGTCTAATGAGCCAACGGGTGGTAACCAATCCGACGGCGACCTGGGCGATAGCGCTCTTCCTGCCGATCTAGTCGAAGCCATCCAGCGACTCGACCCTAGCAATACCGAGCATTTCACCACAAGCGGTAAACCGACCACGGAAGCGCTGAGTGAACTGATGCAAACCAAAGTGTCTGCAGCAGAACGCGACGAAGCCTGGGAAGCCTTCCAGGCAAGTGAAGCAAACCTTGATGGTCAGTCTGACGACGAAGAGAAAGGTGAGTAACCGATGAAGTACTGCACTCGCGACGACATGATCACTCGCTTTAGTATCGAAGAGTTGATTGAGCTGACGGACAAGGACGGTAGCACAGGTGCCATTGTCGATGCCGTTCTTGATCAGGCTATTACCGACGCGAGTGCCACTATTGATGGTTACATTGGAGGCCGCTATCAACTGCCATTGTCTAGTGTGCCTTCCATCTTGCTGCGCATGGCTTGCGATTTGGCTCGTTACTTCTTGTATGACGACCAGTTGGGCGATGAGCACCAAGTCACCAAGCGCTATCGAGATGCGATTGAATACCTGAAACAAGTGGGTAATGGCAAGGTGCAACTGGGGATTAATGCCGATAGTGAGCGCCCAGCGCCGACCAGTACCGCACAGATGGTTTCATCAGGCAGTGTCTTCTCTCGCGAAAACAGCAAGGGCTTTATCTGATGGACAGCGATTTAATTCAACTCACCATTGAGCGACTTAAGGACCAAAGTAATGGCAAGCCGCCTTGGATCGATGTGAAAGAGATTGATTCGCTCACTCAGCTTCATGAGAAGAAGTCTGCGCTGCTAAGAACGCCAGCCTTGTTTGTGTTTTTGGTTAGCGACAGCCCTAAGCCGGATGTGCGTGGCAGTGGGCCGTATCTTCAAGACTGCGTAGCCACGGTAGGCGTGGTTATCGTCACCAAAAGTACCAACAGCAAACCCATTGACTGGCAGCCGCTGCGCAAAGAACTTCGCCAGCGTCTGTTTGGTTGGACACCCGATGATGAATATGAGCCTTTCTGGTTAGGACCAGGGCGACTCATGGGCATCTCGAATGGTCGGGCAGATTGGTTCGACCAATTTATTACTGAATACACAGAGGATCAGAATCGTTATGGCTCGTAAAGAACGAAAGAAAATTCTCGCCTTTGCTGTGGAATCCACCTATGGCGTTGATGCCATTGCAGCTGGTTCTCCTCAATATTTGCTTGGGCGTGAGTTCTCCATTACTCCGATGGCGGGTGAATCGCAGTCACTGGAATATGACAACGGCCAGCTCGGTAACTCTCAACAGATTGTGACCGAGCTGTATGTCACGCTGGAATTTACCGTGGATTTGTCGGCGAGCAGTGCTGTCGCTATCGCTGCGCCTTATGCAGATTTACTGTCAGCCTGTTTACGTAAGACCGAGACTGATGTTGCGGAATGTCGTTATGTGATCGATGAAGACTCGACGGAATCCCTTACCTTTTATTTCTACCAGTCCGGTGCACTGCATAAAGTTACGGGTGCTCGTGGTTCGATGTCCATCACTGCCCAGGCGAAAAACTTCGGTGGTATCAAGTTCACCTTCAGCGGTCTGTTTAGCCCGGTTGAGAGTGCCGTATTACCTGCGGCGAACTTCGATGTCTGGCAGACCCCACTCAAGATTGGTGTGCAAAACTCCTCGTTCGCTATTGATGGTACGCCACTCAAGATGATTAGCCTCGAATATGACCAGGCTAACTCGGTGGTGTATCAGGAATACGTTGGGCATGAAGAGATCATCATTACTGACTACGCGCCAACGGGAACCATCGTCATTGAAGCGCCAGACCAGACAACGTGGGATGCGTTCGCCAAAGCAGAGGCCGGTGCAACGCACAGCATTACGTTTGCCAATGGTCCGGTTGGGAACCAGATCGAGTGGTCCAGTTCAAAAGTGCAGTTAGGTCGTCCGACCTATGGCGAGCAAGACGGCACTCAAACTTTATCGATTCCACTCATTCCAATTGGCAATGTGGACTTAATCACCACGCGTTAAACACCGTTTAAACGCATTTAACTGACTGTTTAAAGGAGCACTCCATGTTTAAAGTTCAAAAGGAACGCCTTGTTAAAAACTGGCCCGCCAAGGTATCTGTGGCCGTCGATGATGGCAAGGTTGAAACCCACGACATTACGCTCGATTTACTCCTGCTCGATGTCGCCCAAAGTGACAAAGTCCTGCGCTATTTCAAAGAGAACGTTAAGCAGGTCGTTAAAGGCTGGTCTGGGATTGGTGACGCCGACGGTGAGGTGATGACGTTCAGCGATGAAAACCTCGATCTCTTGTTGGGCGATCCTGCTTTTATCAAAGCGGTTGTCGATGCGTACTTGCAGGCTAACTCAGGGCAGGCTGCAGAAAAAAACTCATAGAGGCGGTGCGCACTTTGATGCGCCGCCGTAATGCCACCAAAAGAGATGAAGACAGCTGGGAAGAAGAGTTAGCACTGTGGGGCGTTCAGGATGTTCAGGACGCCCACGATGAACCCATTGAACTATGGGAAGAGCACCTGGACGTGGTGCAGTGGTGGATTTCCATTCCTGGCTTTCTCAAGTTTAACGGCACCGCATGTCTGGGTATGGATGTGCTGGCTGTTAAAGCCGATATGGAGTTGTCTGACTCCACTTACTCGCCAGAGCAATATCAGAAGCTCAAAGTGATCGCCCGAACCTTGGCCGAGGAGCTCAACCAACGTGAACAATGATCTTAAATTCACCCTGCGCTTTGACGCTGAAAACAAGCAGTTTATCGGCCAGGTAAAACAAGCTGGCACTGCTGTTAACCAACTCGGTGGTGATGCGGGTAAAACACAAGGCAAACTCTCAGGGCTTAGTCGAGAGTCCGATAAGTTAACCGGAGAGATGGGGAGCCTGAAAAATCAGGTGCTCGGTTTAGCCGGCGGATTCTCTGCTCTGTTTGCTGCTCAGCAAGCCAAAGACTCATTAGCGCAATACCAGGATATCCGCACTCAAATAACCGCTCTCGTTGGCGGCCAACAAGAATGGATTGAAACGGAGCAGTACCTTAATCAGGTTTCTGAAGACCACAATAAAACGCTTATCGCAATGGCGGGGAATTACGCCAGGTTAGCGAGCCTCCAAGAAGCAGGGTTGCTTACTCAGAATCAAGTCAGAGACATCTTTGAAGGCATGAGTAACGTACAAAGCCAGACTGGTGCTACAACAGACCAGCTTGGCAACTCTATGTATGGCCTCTCGCAAGCCATTGCATCACCGATTGTCCGAGCAGAAGAGTTAAACCAGGTGGTTGAGCCAATGCCTGGCTTATTGAATAAACTCGATAAAGCTGCCGGATTGGCATCAGGTGGTTTCCGTCAGATGATCGTCAACGGGCAGGTCACAAGCCAGTTTTTTAAAGAAACTTTGATTAAGGCGCTTCAGGACTACGATGGTGCAGCCGCCAGAACGGCAGACAACGTCAACGCGAAATCGGCAGAAATGGCTCGTGCTTACCAACAGGCCGTGGTGGCGTTTGAGCAACCTATTTCTGATTCCTTCACCGTATTCGCAGAAAGCAGCGCAGGCGCATTAACGTTACTTGCCGAGAATGCTGACCTGGTAACCACGATTGTGGGTGTGTCTATGTCTGCTGCAATGGGCCGAGGAGCAGCTGCCGTTTATGTACTCACAACAGCAAAACTTCAAGCCATTGCGGCCACTCACAAACAAGAACAGGCTAACTATGCCGAGTTGAAATCTCTGGCAGCCAAACAGCAAATTGAAGTTCGTTACCTTGAAACGCTGCGCCAGTCGAATAACCAAAAGTTTCGAGCTATTGGGGCAGAAGCACAATTAACTGCAGCTCGTCAGCGCCTGGTGACGACGACAGGTGCGCTTGCCGCTGCACAAAGCCGTCTGAATGTTGCGAGTCGGGCTGGCTCTGCTTTATTAGGAATATTGGGTGGCCCTGCTGGTATTGCCATGATGGCAGCCGGGGCTATCGGTTATTTTGCGTTGTCCAATTCAGATGCTGCAGACGAAACAGGGCGTTTCTCCGAAAGTATTGAATCCTTGCTTGGTCAAATGGATAAGCTCGAAGCCAAGAGACTTAATCAAGGTATGGCCGAGCGCATGGCCAAGCTTACTGAAGTTCAACTAAAAATTGAGACGCTCAATAATCAGCGCGGCACGAACAAAATAGAACAACGCAACAAGCAGCTTGCGGTGTTAAGAAGCGAAGAAAGCCAGCTACGTAAAGAAATCATCAGTCTTGAAGAAGAACTCGACGAAATTCGAACTCGACCACTCGATAAGCCTGACCCCGAAGATCTTCAAGACGAAAAGGTAACCGAATCCGCCAATAAGATGCTTGCTAACCTGCAAAAGCAAAATGCGCTTTATGGTCAAACTACTCATGCAGCAAAGCTTAAGTATGAATTGGAGCACGGTTCTCTCAAGGGTATCAATGAAGAGTTAGCTAAAAAGCTAATGCTCGAAGCGCAATCTCTCGACGTTAAAGAAGCGACTAAAAAGGACAAAAAAGACACTGCCGCAATTGATGCGTTTTACGCTCAAACCGACGAATTAGAGAATGCTTGGTTGCAAAGGCTAGCGATTGAATCTGATTACGAAAATAGAGCGGTTATCCAGGAGCAATACGCCTATCAGGCTCGCTTGGATGATATGGAAGCTCACTATCAAAAAGCGGTTACTCATGCACAAAACAACCAAGAAACATTATCTGAGCTGAAACAAGAGTATCGACTACAGCAGGAGATCGCGGAAGCCGACCACCAAACTCGATTACGAGAAATAGTAAACGAGATTCAAGCACAACGAGAAGAAGATAATCGAGGCTTTTGGGAGCGTTATCTTGAATCAATGCAAAGCAATCTGATGAATGTCGACCAGTTGGCCGCAAACACGATAGATAGCTTTTCTTCCGGGATGGGGACCGCTTTCGAGAGAATGTTGTTTGACTCAGAGAATCTGGGTGATGCCATGACTAATTTAGCTGATGGCATGAGCCGAAGCTTTGTTAATGCCTTAGGCCGTATGGCATCTGAGTGGCTTGCTTATCAGTTAGTACAAAAGCTTGTTGGTATGGAAACGGCGACAGCGAGTGCTATGGCTGTGTCGACACAAGCGCAAGCTATGTCGCTGATGGCTGGCTTAAACGCCTATGCTTCTACCGCTGCAATACCAATTACTGGTCCACTAATGGCTCCAGGAGCAATGTCATTAGCATTAACTGCCACTGCTCCTATAGCTGCGTCGGTATCAGCACTGGCTTTTAGTGGAATTCTAGGCCAAGCCCACGATGGTATTAACCGTGTACCAGGAGAGAACGAAGGTACTTGGCTACTCAAAGCAAACGAGATGGTACTAAACCCCACTCAGGCCGATAACTTCCGCTGGATGGTTGAAATGATGCAGCAGATGAAAGCCATGATGGGAGCTGCCATGACTGCATCTGCTGGCGCACCTGCGGCGAACGACAATGCAGTAGCAGTCAATGTCTCTGGCGTTGACCGTTCTGATAATAGCTCGACTAACAATGTTGGAAGTGATTTATACCTCACCCTCAATTTGGTTGAGGATGCTTCTCGTGCCGGTACTGTGGAGCAGTCCAGTGATGGTGACATGACCACCTTAGATATCAAGGTCGCGAAGCTAATGCAATCGTCATCCACGCAAACCGCTCAGGTCATGCAAACCCGATACAGGATACAGCAATATGGCGGCTAAGTTCTCTTACCCTGAAGGGTTACCGCGACCACTGCTCTCCGATATGAGCCTGAACCAGTCCACGGGCGTATTGGTCACCGAGTTTAGCACCGGACGAAAGCGTGCCAGAAAGCTACCGAACCGGCCATCGGAAATGAAAGCCACCTGGAAGATGAAGACCAGCATGGCGAAGTTATTTGAATCAGCTCTGGATAACTGGCTGCTCGGTCGCTGGTTTGTAATGGATATTAAAACACCGTTTAGCGATGACCTGCAGCAATGCGAAGTTTTAATCACTCAAGATCCAAGAGACAAGCGCAAACCAGTCAATGCCAAGTTCTGGGAGTACACAGCAACAGTGCAGATCAAGAAAGTGCCACAGCTTGATGAAGGCACTCTGTTAGACACAATGCTGGCACCGAACACCTTTGCTGAGCTGATTGCTCAATTAGAATCTACTATGACGGAGTTACCTTAATGTCCAGTTTTCCAGATTTGTTGACCGCCTTTGAAGAAGCGGTGGAAGCGCTAAAAGTCAAACTGAGTCAAGATCCTTCATTATCAACCACCTATAATGGTGAGTTTATCCAATCAATTGTTAAAGATATTGAGGATAGATGGTCGGCAATCAGCGCGATGGTACAGGGACGAAGTACCTTTGAAACCAAAGCTGATCTTTTAGCTTCTGGAGAACCGCCTGCCGATAAACTCTTGGCTGAGGTTTGGGATGATGAACTCAAAGAAAATAATGGGTTATATGGTTGGGGTAATGGTGTTTGGAAAAAGTCGACGTATGATCCAGGAACCCGTATATCAGCGCTTATCCCGACCAATACCACTCATGCTCTGACAGGTGCGGGGGCTTTTGCTCTTTTTGGCAGCGATATTGACAATGCAGACCAAGCGGCAAAAGATGGAGTTACGGCATTAGGTTTTTTAACTTCTCAGAGCAGCAATATACCACCTTTGGAGCCGGTAACGGATGAAAACCTGAAGTCTTACTTTAATGCGGATTATCAGTTAACTATTCCTGCCGGAGTTCTTGCGACTGATAGCGGTACAGCAAACAATATCTATCTTCAGCATCAGTTAACATACCCTCTTGATACACATCCGTGGATTCAGGCAGCATTTATCGTTCAGGTCCCAGCTGCAGGAGATCAATTCCCTGCATTCACCAAGTCATTTCTATGGGACCCTGTTTACCAGCCTGGCAATGATGAGTGGCATACCGCAGATATTGATGATCGAACCAAAATTGTTTGGGCTACGTTTCAATCTGTTAGCACCAGTTCGACGTTGGGATTAATTGGGTCAAACTTTGGTGTGGTACCAGGCAATAGTTTTTCTATTTGCGGCTGGGGCTTTCGCCAAATGAAATCGAAGCCCTCTGGCTTGATGGTAAGTATGCTGCGTCCTCCATTTGGTGCGATGGGGTCCGCATTTAATAAGATGGAGCAGGAAGTAAAGTCGATTACTGATTCTCTTGCTGTTCAGCGAGAAGATGCAGCTTTTGACCCAGTAGATAGATTTGTTAACTTTCGTGAAGATGACTGGGTAAATGCACCTCCTGAGCAGCAGATTATCCCTAATACCGATGCTTACCGTCTGTCTCATGGTGTTAGCCACTGGCTCAAATACCAAAAAGGGAGAGGGTATTCTGATGGCGGGGCAGCAAGCAACTGTTACATGTCCTTGGGTGTGGACCCAGAAGAGATTAGCAACAAGTGGATCACCTACGTTTTCATCGTCCGTAAAGAAGATGCATCACATGACTGGCCTGATTTTGATACGGGCTATACCTGGGACCCTGTTCAGGCGTACAACATCACTTATACAAGAGTAGACTTGGATGAAGTTACCGCAATGGTTTACGGTTCATTTCAGGTGCTTCCTAACTCAGAGTCAACAAAGTTGTTGATTGGCTCTCGTTTTTATCTGCCGTTAGAAAACTTTTATGTTGGTGGTTGGTATTTATACATCAACAGTGAAGAACCAGCATCACCACCAGAAGTTCAGCAATCAGTAAATAGTCGACTTCAAAGCATTGAGTTAGCTATTGATGACATTCGAGGAACGTCACTTCGGCCAGAATTTGATGCAGGTAGAGTCCTTGCTGCCTATGACCCGGCAACATGGGTAAATCCTCCTCCATCAACTGCAATAAGTGAAAACGCAGAGTTTACGTTATCTGATGTTTATGGCGTGAAACGATGGGTTAAGTTTGAGAAAAATATCGGTTATTCGGATGGTGGGGCTTATAACAATTGTTATTTACGCCATGGAGTAACACCGGAAGACCTAAGCGGAAAGTTTGTAAATTACATTTTAGTTGTGCGCAAAAGTAGCGAACTAGACCCATGGCCAACAATGAATAAGGGATTTCTATGGAACCCAGCAACCAGTTATGATGCTGATGTGATCCGGTTCGATATAGATAGCTTAACGGCGGCTTTTCTTATTTCATATCAGGTCAATTCTAATAACCCATGCAATCAGGTTTTGGTTGGCAGTCAATTTGGTGTACAAAGCTTTGATTTCTATGTGGGCGCCTGGCATCTGTACATTACTGATTACCCGTTAAGCTACATTCCAAAACAAAGTGTGACTATGGAATCGCGCCTAGTTGACCTGGAAAATGAAGTGGCACGTTTAGGCAGTGGTGCTACAGGTGGTGTGGTGGGGAATTCGCTATCAGAGCATTCCTACTTTGCGCTTGGCGATAGCATCACAGCTGGCATAGGGGCGGGCAGTGATGGTAGTTATGCTCAGCGTCTCAATACACGTGTTGCTTTTAACTACTTTTCTAATTTAGCTGTTAGTGGTTGCATAGCCATGCCAAGACCAGAGACTGGCCGTGCTCAATTAAACACTCAGATTAATGCTGTAACTAATGAGGCGACATTGATTACCGTCATGATAGGGGTCAATGACTGGAACATCGATAGTCCACTTGGTGATATTGATGCCACGATGGCAATGGAATACAGCGAATTGAATCAATTAGCTGATTTTAGTCAAGCGTATCGCTATAACATGGAGACACTTAAAAATAAGTGCAACCGTGCCCGAATTTATGCCATTTTGCCTTTACCAACCAGCTGGACTGCATTGGGTGCATTGGATGAGTACAGAGTCGTTATTCGTAGGGTTTGTAATTACCTGGCTATCCCTGTCATCGAGGCTCATTTAGAAAGTGGTATTCGTGGAGATGATGCTGATCTTAGTCCTGACGGACTTCATCCAGGTAGTACTGGTCACGACATATTGTCTCATTACATTGAGCGGAAAATGACGAGTATGTAACCATGAAATACATAGTGGTTAAGTTCTATTTTCTCTCTGATAGTACCTAGTATTCGCCGCGCTATCGATGTTTGATGGCGCGTAGCGAGTCACGATTCCATTCTTAAAATGAGATTTATCCTATGTCTCAAGCCCTAAAACAATACCACGCCAGTGCGGGGGATGATGACGAGTTCATCACCCTGCAATTAACCTCGACTGCCTTTATCACGCGTTATCTGGTTTCAGCGTTTGATGATATTACCGCAGCCCTTGAAGACGCCACCATGGTGACCTTTGAGGCGGCGGGACTGGCGGTGAACCTGCCCAAGTCGGCCACCGGCGCTGAAATGGAATTGCAATTTGGTATCGATAACGTCACCGGTGAAGCGCGCCAGTTGATAGAAGCTGCGCGCAAAGCCGGCGCGGATGTGTTTATTACCCTACGGAAGTATATGGCCTCGGATCTGACGTCGCCTGCTTCCAAACCGATAAAATTCAAAGTCACCACAGCATCGACCACGCGCACGAATTGCAGTGCGTCAGCTGGTATCGGCTATCTCAGTAACAGTGCCTGGCCGCGTCCTCGATTTACCACCGAATACGCACCAGGGCTGGCGACCATATCGTAACGATTCAAAAGGTTTTCTATGAACGCAGAGGAAATTATCAGCACAGCGCTTCGCGTCCCTTATGTGCCGGGTGGCCGCGATCTGGACGGGTGGGATTGCTATGGTTCTGTGCGTTGGCTCTATCACCAATTCACAGGCGTGTTGATGCCTGAATTTCCCGCGATCAGCCATAAAGAGTCTATGAGCACCCAGCGCGCTGCGTGGGCTGTTCATGACTTTGTCGAAGAGTGCGATTTTCAGCCATTAGCGTTGGCGGCACAATACAAAGGTCGCCGTTGGGTCCATATCGGTTTGGTTCTGCCTGACCGGCGCATCATTCACGCCTTTGACGACAGCAACAAAACCACTATCCACCGGCGCAGCATGTTTGAACTGCTCGCGCCTGTTACCAAGTATTACCAATGGAAGACATTAGATGGCCACACTGATTGTTTATCCTGATGCAGCTGATGTGACGGTTCAGGAGACTAACCAAATAAATGAACCAACATTCAAAGCCTATCTTGACCGTCATATCCCTGGCTGGGATAAAGGCCCAACGGGACATAAGTTAAAGAACCCTCGCTTTGTGGCCACGATTAATGGTCAGGCATTTAATCCAAAAGAGTGGGCTAATCGAGTCTTACTCGACAGTGACACGATTGATGTCGTGCTTCCCCCTAAAGGTCTTACGCCAATTGAGTGGGTTGTGATAGCGGTATCGGTACTCAGTGCCGCTTACTCTGCTTACTCAATGAATAACATGAACCAGCTGGGCTCCAATTCCAGCACGGTACCCACTGGCAAAAACATTTATGACATTAATGTTCAGGTGAATAAGGCGGAATTAATGGGCGTCCGACCAGAGTGGTTTGGCCGTCACCAGTCCGTACCGAGTTACCTTTGCAGCCCGTATAAGTATTACAACGAGAACAATGAACAGGTTCTTGCTCTGATGCTGCATGTGGGGGAAGGGCATTACCAGATATCCTCAACTGGATTGACCATTGCCGGAACGCCCATCAGTCGACTGAGTGACGACGCGAACTGGCAGATTTTTGAACCTGGTCAAGATGTATCGACTCATGAGGCTCATAAGAACATCTACACCGCCGAAGAAGTTGGCGGGACGGATAGCACTAGCGGTCTGGATTTTATCGGCCCAAGTACCTCGGTAAACGTGAGCGTTGAAGATGATAAGTCCGTTATTCTGAGTGAAGATACCGTGCTGGTTCAGGATCGCTTTTCTCGTACAAGTTATTACGGCGACGGCGACCGAGATACCACCTACTACTGGAAAAATAAAAATCTGAAATGGGACGATGGCACCACATTTACCATTACCGGCATTTCATCCACATCAGTGCTGATTGATGACATTGTCGAGATTGTAGATAGCGGTAACGATGGCACGACCGGTGAACCCCTGCCGGATAAGATTATCGGTAAAGGGTTTAGCGTCCTTAGCGTCAATCAGGAAATTCAGCTATCTGGCGCGGGTTCGAATGATTCCACCTATCTAGCGGTGCCTCTGTCAGATACGGAGCTGACTTTTAAAGACCTGGAAGGTAATGACGTTACTGACCTAACGCCTGCGCCAAGTGTAACCGTTAAGATCACGACAACCAGCACAGATGATGGCCTTTACCAGGTCGTTTCTACCGACGCCAATTATCAGATGACGGTGATCCGCGTCGGGGATGAAGATTGGGCCGGCTTTGCGGGCGGGACGTATACCAGCGGGATCTCATTGGATGTAACCAGCGACACGTTGCCAGATTACCAGCTGGGTCCTTATGTAGGGTGTCCTGAAGGTTACACCACCGATTACATTGAAATTGACATGCTACGCAGTTCGGGGTGGGGGCGATACGACAGTAAAGGTCGGTTGCAAAACCACACGGTGGACTGGGAAGTTTGGGTCCGTGATGCCGATGTAGGAGAACTCGATACCTGGCAGGTGTTCCCATTCACCTATACAGAAAAGAGTTTCGACCAGGTAGGCCAAACTCACCCGATCACGCTGCCAAGTGCGATACGTCCTGAAGTGATGCTGGTCAGGAAAACCAAATCGTATGATGACACCAAGTACCTGGATAAACTTCAGTGGATGCGCCTGAAATGCAAACTGCCCACGGCGACCAGCTACGCGACCAGCACCACGCTGGCTATTTCGATTCGGTCTGATTCCAACCTTTCATCGTCGGCAACCAACAAGATCAAGGTATTGCAAACTCGCAAACTGCCGGTACCCGATGGTGCGGGCGGCTGGACAGAAGAACTGTACGCCACGCGAGATATTGCCCCCGCCGTGCGCTATATCGTGCACAATTCTGGCGGTTCGGACGATGACATCGATATGGATGAACTGCTGTGGATGCACGAAAACGTGTGGTCGCCAAACGAGGAATATTTCGACGGCGGCTTTGTTGATGCTGGGACCGTTTACTCCGCACTGAAAACCGCCTTACAGGCTGGAATGGCCGAGTTTTGTTTCGATATTGGCAAAATTCTGCCTAAGCGCCTGTTTGAGAAAACCGGTGCAGGTCATGTATATACACCCGACGTAATGATCGGAGACGGTTTAACCATCACCACCACACTGTATGACCCCGATGAAAACGAGGGCTTAATTGTGTATTACATGGACCCGACTGACTGGACAACAAGCAGCGTTAAGTGTTGGCTTGGCGATAAGAACGCGATCACCAAATGGGGAGAACTGGAGCTAACCAAAGGCGTGACGTCAAGAACGCGCGCCTGGCGTATTGGCATGCGAATGCTGCGCCGTTCTAAGGGTGAGAAAATCAATTATTCGTTTAACACTGAAATGGATGCGCTCAATTCGACCTACCTTGACTATGCCGAACTGTGTGATGACTTGCCGAACTTTGGCCAGTTTGGTGAGGTGGTCGACTGGCAAGTGGTTCGAAACAGCAACAATGAATTAGTGGCTAAAATTACCGTAGATCGGGACTTAGAGTGGACGGTGGGTGAATCTCACTATATGACCATTCGCCGCCATGATGGCACGGGAAATGGCCCTTTTACCACGACTAAGGTCAGTGAACGCGTGGTGATGCTCGATGGACAGCTGGACTTTATCCCGAATCTGACTGGGCAAATTGAACCGCCGCTTTGGTTGTTTGGTGATGCAACTCGCTATTCAGAGCCAGCGGTGATCACCTCGATAACACCCAACGTCAACAACGACACGACCAAATGCAGCGTGACGGCGACAAACTACGTGGCCGATATGTTTAAAGACGATAAGAAACTCCCGCCAGCGGAAGGGGTTACATGGTGGGAGTAGTTTCCTTCAAATGAGGAAGCGCATTGACAACTAATCTTTAAACAGCATTTAAAAGTGGGATAAACGTTTATCGGTAGAAGTATGGTTTAGGGAGAAACCGCTAGAAATGGAAATCTCGAAGCTTTTCATTTTGTGCGGTATCCTTTTTCAAACCGCGCGGCGGGCTACATAAAACTAGTGTCAACAGTAAAAAAATACATTTTTTTGAAAAAATTGTGCTTAAAGCGCTTTACTTTTTTGTAGTGCTTGCCAGTAAAGGGCTAGAGTTACTTATCCACTAAAATTGTGGATAAGTGTGTTGATGAGATCTGAGTAAAGATCTTTTATATGCAACGAGGTTTGTTCTATGTGCATTTTTAGTCAGTTTTATGCGCAAAATAGGCAAATGAAACAGTGATTTATTGAGTGAGTGGGTAAAATATTCAAAGTGGATAAAAGGTAAGCTTTTGGGGATAACGAGCTTTTTAGAGAAGTTTTGGGGAAAAGTTGTGGAAACTATAAGCTGATATTAGAGGAGTGTTTATCAACTAGGGCGAAGTACTATATCAGAACGACTCAAATAAGGCTATAGCCATATAGACAAAGTACAAAAATTATTAACAATGAGTGAGAAAAATCATTTAGGCATAGATTTCGTTTACTAAGGTGTATATACATACAGCACAGAAGTGGTAACACAGCCTAACGTAATAAAGGCAGTAAAGATTGAGGAAGGGTATGAGTAAAGTTTATGAACTGGTCTCTGAGTATCAACCATCAGGTGACCAGCCAACCGCGATTAAGCAATTATTAGAGGGCTTAGATGCGGGGTTGGCGCATCAGACGCTTTTAGGTGTAACGGGTTCTGGTAAAACGTTCACGCTAGCGAATGTGATTGCTCAAGCACAGCGTCCTGCAATTTTACTGGCGCCAAATAAAACCCTCGCGGCTCAGTTGTATGGGGAAATGAAATCGTTCTTTCCTAACAATGCGGTCGAGTATTTTGTGTCTTACTACGACTACTACCAACCAGAAGCGTACGTGCCTACAACTGACACCTTTATTGAAAAAGATGCGTCAGTGAACGCTCACATTGAGCAAATGCGTTTGTCTGCCACCAAAGCTTTACTAGAACGAAAAGACGCCATCATCGTCGCTTCGGTCTCAGCCATTTATGGTTTGGGTGATCCCGAGTCGTATTTACAGATGATGCTGCACTTACGCCGTGGCGACGTGATCGATCAGCGTGACATGCTTCGTCGCTTAGCGGAACTTCAATACTCGCGTAATGATGTCGCTTTTGAACGCGGTCAGTTCCGTGTTCGCGGCGAAGTGATCGACATATTCCCAGCTGAGTCTGACCAAGATGCTGTCCGTGTTGAAATGTTTGATGATGAAGTGGATTGTATCAGTGTGTTTGACCCATTGACGGGTGTCGTGAAACAAAGAGATTTGCCGCGTTACACGATTTACCCGAAAACGCACTACGTGACGCCCCGCGACCGTATTCTCGAAGCGATAGAAAGCATCAAAATTGAGCTCGAAGTACGCAAGAAACAATTACTAGAGAACAACAAGCTAATAGAAGAGCAGCGCATTAGCCAGCGTACACAGTTTGATATCGAGATGATGAATGAGCTTGGTTTCTGTTCTGGTATCGAAAACTACTCACGTTATCTCAGTGGTCGTTCTGAGGGCGAGCCGCCTCCAACCTTGTTCGATTACTTGCCTCATGATGGTTTGCTTATCATCGATGAGTCCCACGTGACTGTACCGCAGATTGGTGCGATGTATAAAGGTGACCGTTCACGTAAAGAAACTCTGGTTGAGTTTGGTTTCCGCTTACCATCGGCGTTGGACAACCGTCCTCTAAAATTTGAAGAATTTGAATCTCTTGCTCCGCAAACTATTTTCGTCTCGGCAACGCCGGGCAATTATGAGCTAGAGAAATCGGCAGGTGAAATTGCGGATCAAGTCGTGCGTCCTACCGGCTTGCTGGATCCAATACTCGAAGTTCGACCAGTCGCGACTCAGGTCGATGATCTATTGTCTGAAGTTCGTATTCGTGCCGCCAAAGAGGAACGTGTTCTTGTTACGACTCTGACCAAACGAATGGCGGAAGATTTAACGGAATATCTGCATGAACATGATGTTCGTGTTCGATATCTTCACTCCGACATCGACACGGTAGAGCGCGTCGAGATCATTCGAGATTTGCGCTTAGGTGAGTTCGATGTCTTAGTGGGTATCAACTTGCTTCGAGAAGGTTTGGATATGCCGGAAGTCTCGCTGGTGGCAATTTTGGATGCCGACAAAGAAGGTTTCTTGCGTTCAGAACGTTCACTCATTCAGACGATAGGTCGTGCTGCACGAAACATTGAGGGTAAAGCGATTCTCTATGCGGATAGCATTACAAAATCGATGAAAAAAGCGATGGATGAAACCAATCGTCGTCGTGAGAAGCAGCAAGCGTACAACGAGAAAATGGGCATTACGCCGCAAGCGCTAAAACGTAATATCAAGGATATTATGGAGTTGGGCGACATTACTAAGTCCAAACGTCAACGCAATACTAAGCAAGTGCCACTGTCTAAAGTCGCTGAACCATCTCAAACTTACGAAGTGATGTCTCCACAACAATTGGAGAAGGAAATCAGTCGACTAGAAGCGGCGATGTACCAACATGCTCAGGATCTGGAATTCGAGCTTGCGGCTGAGAAGCGTGATGAAATAGAAAAACTGCGTGCGCAATTCATCGCGAATAGCTAGTTAACACGAAAAGCTGATTCTAAAGAGATACTTAGAATAGGCAAAAAAAGAAGCCAATAGGCAGTCGGGTCTATTGGCTTTTTTTTTTTAAAAAT